AGCCTAGCTACTCTTCTCGCTAATGACCCAGTTACGTTTGAATGGAAGAACGTTAAGAGTGATTCAGGAACATTGTTCTTGGTATTGCAGACTGAACAAGTATTAACATTCTTCGATATTCAGTCTAGCTCTATTTCAGGTGGTGGATATAAAGGTACAATTACATTATCCTCATTCCCTACTGGAGTAGATTATTCGTTTACTAGCGTAGATGGTCGATTGATTGTAGCTGCTGGTGCAGACACTATTGGTGTTGTTGAATACACAGGTAGTGCATTTACTGTTTCGTATCAATCAATTAAAGTTAGGGATATCTGGGGTGTTGAATCAGCTGATGCTTCTGTTGAAGCAGACCCTACATATCGTCCTACTACAGTATCTAACTTTGAACGATATAACTTGTATAATCAATCGTGGGGTATTCCTCGTAAAGATAATACAGGTGCAGTTAACGATCCTACCACTATTTATACTGCTTCTCTAAGTAAGTATCCAAGTAACTCGGAAACAGTTTGGCCTGGTCTTCAGTTCCAACAAGTATCTTCTACACAAACTCCTTTTGAACGTATCTATCCTAACTTGTACCAAGAGATTCTTGGTGCTAATACGGTAGCTGCTAAAGGATATTTCATCATCGACGTATTGCGTCGTGGTGCTTCTCGAACTGCTGCTGTAGCTGCTAACTACGCTAAGTATTCTCAAATGGCTATGACTTCGTTTACGAATGCTAAAGCCGATTATACTTCTGGTGGTGCTACTGTTGTTGCTGAATTTGCTGGACGTGTGTTCTACGGGGGATTTAATGGTGTTGTTACATCAGGTGATAAACGTAGTCCTGACTTATCCAACTATGTATTTTTCTCCCAATTGGTGAAGAGTGCTCCAGACATTACTAAGTGTTACCAAGAAGGTGATCCTACATCTCGTGAATCGAATGATATTGTAGATACCGATGGTGGCTTCATTCGTGTGTCAGGTGTGGATAAAATTATCAGCTTGGTTAACTTAGGTACATCCTTGGTTATCTTGGCTAATAATGGCGTATGGATGGTAACTGGTGGTGGTGACTTCGGATTCGTAGCTACTAACTTTAAAGTTGACCGTGTATCTGACTTTGGTGCAATGGGTGCTCGTTCTATCGTTAAAGACTCTGGACGTTTGTTTTATTGGTCTATTGATGGTATTTACACACTCGGTCGTGACCAAGTTGGTGAATATAGTGCAGTAAACATTACACAAACTACTATTCAGAAATTTTATGAAGGAATTTCTAATACAGCTAAAGAGAACGTTATTGGCGTATACGATTCTACTGGTAAAAAAATTCGATGGATCTTCCATGAAGGTGTTCGATTCTCTTCCAGTTCAGTTACTAAAGAATTGATTCTTGATGTTGTGCTAAGTGCATTCTATGTATTTAGAATCAGTAATAAAGCTAATAACACTGCTGAAGTTATTAGTGCATTTAAGTCTACCCCTTTCCAATCTGGAACAGGTAATACGCTTATCTTTGCTGGAACAGACCAAGTATTTAGTTCTACAGATTCAGTTGTTATTCCTAACACTGGTCGTGAAGCTGGAGTACAATCAAGTCGTTACTTGTGTATCGTATTGGTTGGTGGGGTTCCTTATTACACATTTAGTTACTATAACAATCCTTCATTCTTGGATTGGGAACGTTTAGATGGCGTAGGTGTTGATGCTAAAGCATTCCTGCAAACAGGTGCTTATACAGCTGATGACTCTTCTATTCATAAACAGATTCCATATCTAACAACTCATTTCCGTAGAACTGAGAATGGTACTAACCCAGATTTGACACCTATTGGTGCATCTAGTTGTTTCATCCGTTCTATGTGGGATTGGTCTAACGGATACAATTCAAACAAATGGAGTCCATTGAGACAAGCATATCGTTATCGTAAAGAGTATACTCCTGTTAATTCAGAAGATACTTTCGATACAGGATTTGAGGTTGTTTCCTCGAAGAATAAATTACGTGGACGTGGTAAAGCATTCTCATTATATTTTGAGACTGAACCATTACACGATTGCCGACTTATTGGCTGGAGCTTAGCCCTTAATGGAAACTCAACAACATAAGATTACGTACTACCAAGATGAGTCAGTAAAATTCGTTGTTGAATTTAACGACGAAGGGATCTTCCTGCACTGTGATGTGACGGATTGGAAACCTTCTTCGTTAAAAAGATACTATCGAGTGTTTGGTAAGCTACTGGAAGAACTAAAACAACAAGGGGTAGAACGGATAATGACTGTGACACCCAACCCAAAGTTTGCCAAACTATTCGGTGGTAGATTTGAAAAAGAATTATATTTTGACAATATTAGACACGAGGTTATCGTATGGGAAGTAGTACACTAAAGACCATTGCTATTGCAACTGCTGCTTATTTTACAGCTGGTGCAGCTGGAGGTGTGTATGCCGCTAACGCTGGAGCTATTGCTGCTGGCGCTGCCGGTACTTCAGCAATGATGGATGCAGAGAAAGCCAAGGCAGAACAAGAAGGCTTGATGCAACAATCTGCTAAAGAGCAGGAAAAGATTCGAGAGATTCAAGTAGCTAATGCGGCACAAGCCCAAGCTAATGAACGTAGACAACAAATCAGAGAAGAGCGTGTAAGACGTTCACGATTACTTGCTTCTAGTTTCAATACTGGGGGATATGGTAGTTCGTTGGAATCTGGTGCAGTTGGAGGATTGAGTACAGGATTGGCAACTAACATTGGTGCTAACCTTGGGGCAGCCCAGAGCGGGGCAGCAATTTCTAACTTGTCGCAGAACGCAGCTGATCTTAATCTTGGAGCACAATTTGCTAGCTTTGATGCACAGAACGCTCAGTCTATGTTCCAACTCAGCACAAGTATCTTTGCAGCTAATTACAAACCTAAAGCAACAACACCTACTGTACCATAATGCCAGAATCAACACTTGACAGTTTGATGGGAACTGAACAAAACCCTTCCGAACTGGCAGCGTTTCAGGATGCTCCCAGTGTGGGACTTAAACTCCCATCAGCTACTATTCGTAATAGAGCTTCGGTAACATCGTTCATTGCTGGCCAGCCTGATCAAGCTGTTGATAACTACCAGATGATGGTGGCTGAAGGTGAGCAAGGGCAAGACGCATATACTAAGAGCTTACAGCAACGAGGTGTGTCACAAGCTAAAGCTGGTGATATGAAGACAATGATGAACTTGTTGTCTGACCCTAGCATTTCGTTTGAACAAAAGAAGTCTCTGGTTAATACGTATAACCAAACTAAAGTTGAACCATCGACTGTGTTGATGACTAACAACTTGAGCCAAGCTAGTGCTGGCGAAACACACGAAGCTGAACAGTCACGATTGAAAGTGGCTGACTTGATTCAGCAAGTGGAAGACGCTCGCAGTATCGAACAAGGTTTGGTTAACAGCTACATCTCTGCTCGTAGTGGTAAGAACATCACTTCTGTAGCTGATACAGCTGCTACTTGGTTTGCTCCATTCGGAACTAACATTACCGCTGGTAAAGTTACTTCTAAACAATTACCAGAAGGTTCTTCTGCATGGGACTATATTAAAGCCTTTGCATTACCTGGCTCGTCGATCACTGATCTGAAGGAACGACTGAAGAACACCCCTGCTCCTGAGCGTATTGCAATGACTAAATCGTTGTTGGATAACATCTCAGAGAACAGTGGATTGATTGCATCTAGTGAAAACCAGATTAATCAAATCCAAATGGCTAATGACATTGTGAACGGAGAGTACAACACTTTCGATAAGTGGTTGGATAACTTCTCTGGCTTGCTTGATGTTGTTGGTATGGGTTCGTTAGTTAAGATGCCTAAACGGGCTGCAGCTGCTGAAAAAGTAGTTCAGGCTACCCAAGATGCTGCTACTTCTGCTAAAGCTCCTGTAGCCGGTTTTGAAGCTGGTGTACGTCCTCGTAACGCTGAAGAGTTCAAAGGCTTTGTTGCTGGTCAACAAGATCGAATGATTTCTAAGCTTGAGAGCGAGAAGACTGACTTGTTGGGTACAGCTGGTAACAAGCTAGATCGCGGACAAGTTAAAGCTTTGTCAGATGAACTGGCTGCTGTTAAAGCTAAGCTGCTTCCTGACGATAAGGCTAGCGTTAAGTCTACTGCTAAAGAGATTCAAGCATCTCAACAAGTAGGATACAAAGAAGCTCAGAGCATTGCAGCTAAACAGATTCAAGAATACAATGACGAGCTTAAAGCTTCGTCTATGCGTATTGAACAACAGATCGAAGCTAACCGTCAAGCCTCTACTGCAACACAGCGTATTGCTGCTATTGAAAAAGAGATTGAACAGCTTAAATCTAATCGTGTAGATGCCCCTGGCGCTTTAACACCTATTGCTGATTTGACAAGACGTATTGAGATGCGTGGTATCTCTAGTACTGTTAATCCTGCAAGTACGGCAGCTATCATCCAGCAGACCAATCCAGAGAAAGCTCGTACAGTATTCCAAGCCGCATTCAATGGTGAAGACTCTGTAGCTCAAGCTTTGTATGGAACTAATAAGTTGGAAGCTATTACAGCTGACATTGTTCCTCAGATGGTTACTGAGACTGGCAAGGTTACATCTAAGCCAATCGACTTGCAACGCAATCTCCGCACAGATATGAATGTCCCTGAAGAAGTGCTCAACGCAGCATTCTCCTCTGGTGCATTGGAATATACTAAGGCTGAGAAAGCTGCTGCTCGTGCTAACAAGGTGAATGACTTCTCTGCCGCTGAAGGTTTGGAGATTAATACACCAATGAGTTCTTTCCGTTTGGAAGGGAATCAACATCACATCTCTGCTGTGTACGGAACACCTGAAGGTGCATTCCTTAACGCACAACAAGCCTACGATCAAGCTATTCATGCTTTGCGTGGACAAGGTGTGTTGCCAGAAGAAATTACTATTCTGAGCAAAGAAGGTTTGGACCACGTTCCAGTTAAGCTGGAAGATGTTAAAGGTGTTGAAGGTAACTACTTGGTGCGTGTTGATATGCGTCAGGAACTCAGCCCTAAAGACATTGACAAGTGGGAAACTGTTGACGTTATGCGTAACTTCCTTGATCGTTTCAGTACGCTGATTACGAACAACAAAGGCAGTGCAGCTCGTAACGTAATGGACGCTGCTTCTATGTTGCACCCAGTTTATTCTGGTGCTGCTACAGTGAGTAAGGATTTGGCTGCTAAGTTTGAAAAGACTATGCTGGAGCTTGCTTCTCAGTTCTCTGATAAGTATGTTAAGCTTCCTAAGGCTGAACAAGCTCGTGTAGATAGTTACATTCGTGAAGCTAACAGTAAGCGTATTCCATTATCCACAGGTGATCTGATGGCTCGTGGTATGTCTGCTGATGAGATGGCTACAGTTGGTGCTTGGCGTAAGTTCTGGGACGGTCACTTCTATCTTGAGAATCTTGATTTGGTTCGCACATTGAACGCTCAAGGTTATCAGAAGCTGGTTGCTCCTAATGCAGACTTGTTCGCTAAGCCTTTGAAGAATCAAGCTAACGTAGGTAAGGTCTATGATCCTACTCACGATATTGTTCTTACATTGTCTGATCAAGCTGTTAAAGACCTGTACGCTAATGGCGGATACTTTGGTAAGTTGCGTAGACCTACTCAATTCGGTGTTGACACTGCTGAGTATGTTGTTGTACGTAATGATCCTAATGAATATCTCCGTGCTTTGCGTGATACAGATCAAGCTCTGAACTACATTGACGGATATTACCAAGTTTCTTACAAGGCTCCTCGCTTTGTAGACGAAGTTAGCCCTGATGGTATGCGTCGTGCTGTTGCTGTTGCTGGTGATACATCAGAAGCCCAACACTTTGCAGATCGTATGAAGGCTCAGAATCCTGATATGGTTTACAACGTTCGTGCTGATGACCGTGCTATGCGTACATCAAGCGATGATTGGTTTGACATTCATTCAGCTTCTGGACGTATTGCTCAACGTCATCGTGGTAAGCTTCTTGAAGATGCAAGCGGATTGAATTTGTTGGGTGATGGTAGTTATGTCGTTAACCCAGTAGAATCTGCGATTCACTCGGCTAAGAGTGTGGCTGGTCGTACAATGATGCGTCCTGCACTTGAGGCAATGAAGGCTCGCTTCTTGGATAATCGTAAAGCATTCCTTCCTTCTGATGGAATGGGTGGAGTACGATTCCCTACACGATACGAAGAAATTGGTATTAAAGGTGGAGCTGTAACTTCTGCTGTAGCAGATGCTCGTACTGAATACGAGTACATTCGTTACTTGGAGAATGGCTATATCAACTCATTGGATGACACATTTAAGATGGGTTTCCATGTATTGGCTGATATGGCAGGCAAAGCTGGTTTAAGTAAGGCTGAACGTGCTGCTCTTGGTGCTGCTGACATTTCCTTGTCAGGTGCTGCTAAAGGTGCTGTGTTTGCCTCTACGATTGCTGCTAACCCAATTCGCCAATGGATTGTTCAGACACATCAAGTTGTTCGTACATTCTCTTACAACCCACAAGGCTGGTTGAGTGGAAACATTCCTAAGCTGATGGGTGAATACACTGGCTCCAAAGTGATGCCAGGAACTCAGTTCAGTAAAGAAGGCCAAGAGTTTATTAAGTTCTTGGATGGTACTGGATTGATGGAAGCTGTTGATAAGCAGAACTTGGTACGTGGTACTTTGTTAGCTGCTGCTGATAATAGCAATAAGTTGTTGAAAGCTGCTGGCGCTATTCCTAACGCTGCTCGTCGTATCGGTTTTGATATCGGTGAAATGGGTAATACATTAGGCCATGGTGCTGCTGTGTTTGATCGTTATAAGCGTCTCGGTAAGGATATGAATGATGCCACTACATTGGCTGAAGCTCATTCTGAAGTACGAGCAATTACTGGTGAAATGAACTTCGCTGGTGATATGCCTTATAACCAAACGGCTGCTTCAATCGTATTGCAGTTTATGCAAGTGCCACATAAGATGGCTCTGCAAGCAACTAACAGACGTATTGATCCAATTATTCGTTCGCGGATGATCTTGGCAGATGCTGTTATATGGGGTGGACCTACTGCATTAGTTAGTGATCTTCTCGGAGGAGACATTCTTCCAGATAACCCTCAGCTCAGAGAATTCTTTATTAATGGTTTGGAAAGTCTACTCCTTAACGAAGGCTTCAAATATATGTTTGGAGATGACAATATCAATATTGACTTCTCTAGTTTGTCTCCTGTTGATTATCACGGTTGGGCACAGTTGTTCCATACATTGAAGACAAGTCCTCTGGACGCTGTTGTTAACAGCCCAGCTGGTTCATTGTTCTTGAAAGATGGTGGACGTGTTCAAACAGCAATTGGTTCTCTTGGTCGTTTCTTTGGTATCGTTAAAGATGATTACAAAGACCCACAAGAAGCCATCTCAGTTCTTAACGACGTGATGAGTATTTCTTCTGGTTGGTCCAATGCTGTTAAAGCTCACTTGGCTCTTGAGACCGGAAAGATCTACGACAAGTACGGTAATGTGATTGATGCCCATGCACATCCAATCGAAGCTTATATGCTTGGTTTGGGATTTGGCTCAGCTACTCAGCGAGATATGTTTACAGCATCACAAGCTGCTTCTCAAACTTCTAAAGAGTTTAAAGATGAAGTAACGCAAGTGATGGATGATGTAGCTAAATACTACCAACGTGAATTGTCTCGTGGTAATACTGACATTGAGTATATGACCAAGGTGTCTGGATTCGTATTGAAGAAATATGAGAATAACCCTCAAGCACAAGAGATTGCTGCTGCGTGGATGACTTCTCATCTGTTCCAAGATAAAGAGTCACAGCTTGTATATATGATGATGAAAGCTGTAGGCTTGCCTGAAGGTGGTAAGCTGCGTGATCAAGTCAAGCTCATGCCAGTGTCTGATGATCAGAAACAAATGATGATGCAACGTATTGATGACGTTGAAGCTCTTAGAAATAAAGGTAAATAAATATGGCCGACTACGGCGTTAATGCAACACAACTCTCCGCCCCGCAAGGGGCAGGAACAGCTCCTGTTGCTCCTGTTCAACAACAGGCTGTTAATACCAGCATGGTGCCTATGTTGGCTGCGTCTGCTGGAGCTATTGGTGAAGCCATTACTGGATTCTTGCACAAGCAAGCTCAGGATAACGAAACCACCATTGTTTCAGGATATACGAACGATCAAGCTAAGATTAACGAAGCTATGACTTCTGGTGAGCTTTCAGCCGCAGAAGCTGCTGGTCGTTCTAAGGCTTTGTTTACCAAGTATGCTGCTAACTATGCAGGACATATGAAGGCTTTAAACCAAGCTCGTACTGCTCTTAGTGGTGGTTCTGAACTTGGTCTGGCTGAAGAAGCTGTTAAATCTGAAATGGATATTCGTAAGAGTGCTAAGATTGCTGCTCAAGCTGATGGTATCGAATTCTATTCTGGAATGAGTAAACAAGCAGAAGATGCTTTGTTGAAAGCCCATGCTTCTGGTGTACGTATGCAGAAGCAGATGGAACAGCAATTTAAGATCAATGCTGAGAATCGTGCACAAGGAACTTACGATAGAGAACTTCGTGACGCTCAGTTTAAAGAGCAAAGCGTTAGTCTCTTGAATGACTTGGCTGGTACAAACCTTGACGCTTCTCGTTCTATTGCTCTTGACTTGAAAGCACAAGTTGCTTCTGGCAAGAAAACATATGAACAAGCTCAATTGGATTTGGCTAGTCACTTTACTCGTATCAATGCAGGACTCACTGCTGCTGCTGGTAAGAATCCTGACATGGCTGGTTCATACATCAAGCTGTTCGGTGACTTACAGAAAGCTAGTGAATCGTTGCTTGATCCTAAAGCTGATGCTGCTAGATTGCAAGGTCAGATTGATACGTTGGTTAAGATTCAAGGCTTAGGTGCTTTGCAGAAAGACGTAACATTGCAACGTGCTGTTGCTTCTGCTGAGTTGTTCCGTGCAAGTCCTATGGCTTTGCAAGCTTCTCTGGGAATGAATAGTGCTGTTACTTCTTCTGTAACTCGTCTGATTACTCCTAACGCTCCTGTGCAATACCCTGTTGTGGGTAATCCAGAAGTGGAAGCAGGTACATTAGATGTGGTTAAGAAAAGCTTAAACGATGCTAATCGTGATCCTACGAACGTTAAGTTGAAAGAAGAACACACTGCCGCAGTGACTAATATCCAAACGCAAGTTGGTGATATGATTGGTCGTGGTGATGCTAAGTCATTGCAGACTGCTGCTAAGTTCTTTTCTTCTCCTGAATATGGTCAGTGGCGTAAGAACAACCCTGTTGACGCTCAAACAGAAACTAATGCTTCTCGTGCGTTCCAACAAGTGTATGAAGGTACAATGGTTAAAGGTATTCGTCAAGAGATTGAGAATGCTTTGTCACAGCCAGCTGCCCTTCCTGCTGTTGGTGTGATGGGTAAATCGTTAGGCGGGCAATCTGTAACTGTTGAGTCAATTAAGCCTGAAGCATTGGATGTTAAGTTTAACGGCGCTGGTATTGTCTTCGATATGAAGAAGATGCCAACTGACCCTGTTGAAGCTCGTAATGCTAAAGCAACAATTGATTCGTTGAACAAAGCACAGAATGCTGCTAACGAATTGATTCGTCTAGGAGCCCACTTGGAAGGCAGTGTCGATTACGCTAAGCATTGGGAACAGAACAAAGCCCGTTATATGCCTAACGTGTTTATGACTCCAGGTACGAAGACCACTGATGGTCAATATGAATATGTAGGTAAAGGGGACGCATTTGACTTCCGAAACAAAGCCAACTGGCGAGCCATCAACGCAGCCCAGTGATGAAAACGGCCCATGGAATATGGGCTTTGACAAACTAATGGCAGCAACAGGAAAGGCAGTGGAAGCTGTCAAAGAAACTGTTGCTCCTGCTGTTGAATCTGTCAAGAATTACAAGCCTTGGGAAATGCCTTTTAACGAGCTTCAAAAGCTAATTAAGGGCAAGGATACCCAAGAGCAAGTTCAGCCTGCTCCTGAGCCTTACAAAGCTGCTGTAGAGGCTTATAAAGGTGCTTACTTCAGTCCTGAAAAGGATACAGCTGGAGCTGCTAAAGTTAGGAAGCTTTTCAATAAGCAGATTCAAACTGAAAGCGGCGGTAAGCATTATAACGAACAGGGGGGCATTCTTACTTCACCTAAGGGTGCAGAAGGTGCTGCTCAGATCATGCCTAAGACGCAAGCAGATCCTGGATTTGGTGTTAAGCCAGCTCAGGATAAGTCTCCTGAAGAATCCTTGCGTACTGGTTTTGATTACATGGTTGCTATGGAAAGTAAGTACCACGGAGATATGCGTAAAGCATTAGCTGCGTATAACTACGGTCCAGGCAAAGTTGATAAACTCATTCGTGAATCTAAGAAGGCTGGAACCCATTGGGAATCTAGACTTCCTAAAGAAACAAGAGACTATCTACAGAAGATTGCAGGAAAGTAAATGGCTAAAAAAGGTGAATTTAAAAAAGGTGCTAAGGCAGACAGCATCAGACAAAGAGCATACAACTCTAGTCCTGAGCAGAAGAAGCGTCGTGCTGAGCGTAATCAATCACGAGCGGTAATGGAGAAGAGGGGTGCGGTACGTAAGGGCGATGGTAAGGATGTGGATCACAAGAACCACAATACTAAGGATACATCTGCTCGTAACTTACAAGCTATTCCGAAATCGAAGAACCGTGCAATGAATCAATACGATAAACGAAAGAAGAAATAATGCCAGTCAATAAAGCAATGATGGCGTCCATGAAGAAAGAATATGGCGCTAAGAAGGGTAAATCCGTTTACTATGCAGTTGAAGCAAAACAGAAAGCTGCTGCCAAGGGCAAGTCAAAAGCTAAGCCAAAGGCAAAGAAGTAAATGGGAAAGTCTAAGCAAGATGAACAACGCAATGTTCTGAAGGCTAAGGTAAGTGGTGATGATGCAATGAATGGTTTAGCCAAGAAGTTCTTCGCCACTAAGAGTGTTCCTAATGAATATGAATACCTGAAACTGAAGACTGGTCAACAAGGTAGCCTTAATGACTTAAAGGTTAAATACCTGAAGTCTCTAGGATATACTGGAACTATTGACGAGATGTTCGATAAGGCTATTGCAGCCAATACCTATTACGTTTAACTAACTAAAACTCATGGCAAGTACAAAATCAGCACGTAAACGAAGTAAAGTTGTGCAAGAACACAGAGAGCCTGTAGCATCCTTTAACGGGATGGTTCCTAAGAACCTAGCTCAGCAAGTGTATCTTGAGGCAATTGAAAGAAGCGATGTGGTATTTGGGATTGGTAGTGCAGGCACAGGGAAAACCTATGTTGCAGCTTCATACGCAGCGGAGAAGCTGTTCTACCGAGAGATTGATAAGATCATTGTAACCCGTCCTAACGTGGAAGCTAGTCGAGGATTCGGCTTCTTGCCAGGAGACTTGGACGAGAAGTATGCTCCTTATCTAGAGCCTTTTGAGAGTGTATTCATCAGATCGTTTGGTAAGTCTCTATACGATCTTTTTAGGAAGCGTGGACAGATTGATCCACGTCCTTTAGGATTTATGCGAGGCGCTACATTCGATAACGCTGTTGTTCTGGTTGATGAATGTCAGAACATGACACATAAAGAATTCAAACTGCTACTGACACGTATCGGAGATAATACAAAAGTAATCTTCTCTGGTGACAGTAGACAGGTTGATATTCAGGATTCAGGACTGCTTGATACGATTGATCGTTTGAAGTATATTCCTGAGATTGAAACAATTGAGTTCCATCCCTCTGATATTGTCCGTAGTGCTTTGTGTAAGCAAATCATTCTGGAATACGAGAGATAAAAAATAACCCCCTTGGATTGCTCCTTGGGGGTTTTTTATTGACTATTTATTCTGGAACCACGAATGGTACACGTCGAACACTAGGATAGATCTCTTTAAATTCAGCTACTGAAATATCCTTACCAATTACAATCTCTGTAAAAGGAATACCTTTTTCTTTGTATTCCTTCTTTAATTGATCACAGGCAGGACAAGTTGGTTGAGAATAAATAGTTACATTCATCGAATTGGGCAAGCTCCAGTTGTACAATCATCTTCTAACACAGCATCAATATCGTTTGACTTATCAAGCTCAATTGGCTGCAACACTGCTGCGTATTCTTCATACGCTTCCTTGGTTACGACTTCTTGGGGAAGGTAGAGGTATCCGAGGTCTTTGGCTGTCTTTGTGGGATCAGCCCTAAAGAGGAAAGATACTCCAACATAAACATCCCAATTATCATATAACCATTCCACAATCCCATCTACTTCCTCCACTGAGTAACTAATTGTAGCTGAGACGTTCTGTTGACACCAGTTCTGCATCAACATCTTATAACGCTCAAGCTGCGTAATTGCAGATTCCAGATTAACCTCCAGAACCTTACCATCCTTCTCGAACTTATCGAAAGGAACTTCATCCCATGCTACTGGGAACGTAATCAACACAGCTGAGGGGTCAGTAGGATTGTCAATAACTTTGTATCCAGCAGCACGACACAAGGGAACCAATGGGTCATGTTTACCGAAGTTAACGTTATTGAAGATATACTTACCTAGTGGCTTGTGGACACCTTCTGTAGTGTCCATGATCTTACTAAGTGTCCCACTGGGCTTAACTGTTGTGACATTCTTAGGTCTTGGAAGCCCAAGCTCATCAGCCATGGAATAAGCGCCTGAAGTAGCGGTACGCTTGAGTTCTTCGTATTCGTAACCTCCAAGGTCTGGTCGTCGAACGATACCTGTAAGGCCCACTCCACAAAGTCGGAGGAATTCATTGTTAAGGTGCCAGGCCTCTTGGAGAATTCCATCCATGAGATTAACACAGGTTTGTCGGTAGTTAGCGCGACTGGCGATATAAATTGCTCTACGAAGTCCCGCAGAGTCACCCTTGAATTTGCCAACGTCTGTCTCCGTTAAGTTGCAGAATGATTTATTGCCAAGGAGAATTTCAACACAAGGGTTAGCTCCTTTGAACCAAGGTGCACGTTTTCTTGCACTGACGCCGTTGATGAAACCAGGTTCACTTCCACCGGCTGCGACCATAAGCTTAAAGATTTCTGCAATATTCTCTTTGCTCGGCTTGTGATTAAAGAGCAAGCTATTGTTACTCTGTCCTCGCTGTACATTCTTAGCCCACCAGTCTGTCTTTGCTACCGCAAACTCTTCCCACTCATCTTCTCCATACTCGAAGAGAGCAATCTCAGCTGAGCGTCGAGAAGATAGGACAGTCCCAAGCCAATTAACCACGTCAAGAATGTCAATACGGCTAAGCAAGCTACCTGCACGACGATTAAGAATTTGAAAAATTGCTTCATAAGCTTTTGCAATTGATGCGTCTCCACTACTAATCCAACCATAACCCTTCAGTCTTTCACCAGCAGGGCGAATCTGCGAGAAATCGAGTACAAGTTTACGGGCGGGAAACTTATGAGCGACCAGCTTACCGATGGACTTGCTCCAGGCTTCGGCTGAATCACCAACTCGGATTGTCCAGACTCCGTTTTCAAAGGTTTCTGTATTTTCTTGATCGCCATCTTTATCTGTACGTGTGCTACGGATTACTTCGAGTTCTCGGATTGGTTCTTGGAAACCGGTAAGCTGTCCCACAATTGGTCTAAATCCAACTCCGCAGCCTTGCATGAGCAACCACAGAACATCAACGACGTCATATACCGTTTCAACATGAGTGAACGAACAGTTGAACTGAGAGGCTTCCCGTCGCTTCGCCACGTCCGTACCACCCAACCAAAGAGTTCTTCCTGACATGAGCACTTTGCGCTCCAGCATGAGATATCGGAGTTCTTCGAGCTCCATGAGTTGCTGGGTGTCAAGCTCTCGTTGCTGGGCACGTTCCCAGAGCCACTGTTGGTGTCCGATAACTCGGTTAACGGTTTGTCCGAATGTTTCAAATACTGTGCCTTTGTCATCTAATGGTCGATTGTAAGTACGTCGCATCAAGAGTTGCGAACGGAGAGATTGAATGTTTTCTGTCATTTAGTTCCTTGTTGTTATTAGTATGCTTTGCCGCCAGATGCTTGACGGTTTTCAATTTTGTGGTCGTGTCGATTGGCGTTGTATGCCATCTTTTCTTCAAACGCTTTACCAAGGGGCATATTGTACGCTCCAGCCAGATCGAAAATACGAATAAGAGCGTCAGCGAGTTCAACAACACGGCCGTCCATATGAGGTAGTTTATCATCCATCAATCCCTTACGATCAGCTTCCATAGCCTCTGACAATTCAGAGACTGTCAACATCAATTTATTACTAAATGCAAAAGGATTCTCGGTAATAGACTTACCTGTATTAATGTCATGCCACCAACCTGCATCTTTAGATTGTTTGTGACATTCGTACATCAAGTCGTCAATGTGTTCACGTAGTGCTGTTTGCATATTTTCCTTAGTTATATTTCTTGTTAATGTAATCGAGAGATACTGGCATCAAGTCAAACTGACCGTCATTTACTTCATGCAGCATCAGCATACCGCGCCAGTGTTTATTACCTTGTGCACCCAAGTAATCTTCGTCATGCTCATAACATGAGCCAGCAATAATACTTGTCAATCGTTGACCATCACCCCGATGGGCTGTAGCAATCTGCAAGCCTTGTTGATGACCTGCGATACAGCTCATATGCTTCTTGTTCAGCTGAGCATTGGCAGTGGCAGCTGGACGGCCTGCAATACCTGTAACGAAGTAATGACTAAAAGCGATGCCACCAATAATAGCCACTTCCAGAAAATCATGTACATTCCAATCATCTAAATAACAGTCTTCAACACCGATAGTACCCTCAAGCTTAGCATCGTTGTTTACAGCTCGATTAATACGGTTCTCATGGTTGCCCATCAAGAAGTGCATTTCAGGGCGATAACGTGGCTTATGGTTAGCTGCAGCACGTTTGTTGTAGCTCTTGATTGGATACAACAACTCGTCCATACCTGCGTTACCAGCTTGAATGTCATTCTTATAACGACGACCTTCAAAACTCTTCTTACCAATATCGTAGCTACTCAGGCTAGGCATATCCCAATGGTCGCCTAGATGAACGATAACGTCTGGCTGCTTCTCTACGAGGTACTCACCAATACGTGAGAGATAAGCGAGATCAACGCCAGGTTTAACTTGTGTGTCAGGGATAACTGCAATCTTCATTTCAATACTTCCAAAATGTTAGGATAATCTTTTTGCAACGCAACAAGGATTTGCTGTGCTACTTCACGATGCTCTTTCTGTGTTGCTGGATCAAGTCTCACTTGCAAGTAGTGAATCCAACTGCGGAGTGTACCTGTCATATACATACGAGAGGTAGTTAAGCCTTCGGGCAACACCTTACGTGCTACTTCTTTGGCAATGTTGTTATCTAGAGCCCATTGATAAGCTTTCGTACTGTGCTCGATCAGTTCTTTCTGAGTGCGTTGCCACATATCATCAAGCTCACGATCTTCATTCAGCAAACTATTCTGACGATTCTTATTATCTTGTAATCGTGTTTCACCTGTCTCAAATCCAGTGGCAACTGCATATCGCTGGCTGAATTCTTGAAAGGCGAAACTACGATGACGAAGAATCTGTCGAGCAATGTCTCGAGTTGTCTCGATCTCTACGCAAGCACTAACCATCTCGAATGGAGACCAATGCTTATTGCGTACCAGATATTGCAACAACTTAGGGGCTGATTCCTTATTGTCTTGGTTAGCTGGATTGCTAACTCGGGCCATGTATGCTACGAGGTTTTCACCGTCTGGCGTAGCCCAGATTAATTTAACTTTGCTCATGTTTGATAAACCAACTGTCGTTTAGATCGGGACGATTCTTGAGATTATTAGATAGGAACATCCAATTACAACCCACATGGTCAATGTGAGGAAGACCTGATTCAGGGTCCGTGTACTCACCCCGCATAATAGCAAACAGATGACGGAGTAGAGAAGCAATAAGTCGTGAATTACTAATACCGCCTCGCCAGTTGTCAGCTGCATACTTCTTAGCTCCGAATGTCAAGACCGCTGCTAAACCCTCAATTGCTTGTGGGTCAATTAGATTTAGCATTGGCTTGTCTTGATCGTGTTTAGTTCCTGTTAGTTCTTTAGACATAACTCTTTCCATTAGCTCCTTAAATCGAGCTTCAAGCTGTAAGTGCGAATCCACGATTATTCATCTCGATCTCAAACAAGTCCTTCGCAACATTGCGTTCCTCTTTCGGAATCAGGTTAAAATAACCTAGGATTAGAGCTGCGCCTTTAGGGGTAATACGCTTCTCTTTGTTTGTGTGATCTTCAGCCATGTTCGCCATAACACGAGCACGATTGAAAGGACGAAGGTTGTCATCTTCTACATCGTTAAACAATGAGAAGCCTTTAAATTCACTTTGATTTGACATTAGATTTTCTTTCTTGATTTTCTTCTTTTGTAATGAGCTTGTGGCAGGGCTTGCACACAACCTCTAGGCCGTCTTCTTCACAGAATAGTCGGGAGATTACATTGTCCCATGAATCGAATCCAGATACTGGAACGACAGGAACAATATGGTTGACTTCCACATTCTTAGCTGGAAAGTCTTCCTTACACTTATTGCAAGTGTAGAACTTAGCAAGCCTGTTAGATGCAGGATTAACTTTCTGTCCTACACAAGCTTTGGAGAGTACAGTGTACTTGGGAGGCCAACGTTGAGAAGCACTACGCAATGCACTCTTAACGAATGAATTGAAACGTGCTACTGTCCATGTACCGTTATTATATGTTGTCTTCTTCGTCATCGTCATCTTCATCAATAGGAGGAGGATATACGATGTTCTCTTTGATCTCTACATCAAAGCCAAACCTATTCAATAACGCATTATACACCTCCTCTGGTTCATAGGATTCTGAAGAATAACAATGCGCATTAGGCATCATCTCCAGAACAACTTTATTATCTACTCTGACAATAGCGCCTTCAGCATACGAAGGGCCACAAGTATCACAGTCGTATTCGTCATATACCCACTCAATCTCTACTTTATGTCTGGGAGGTTCCACAGGACTGGCTGTCCCGTCTCCGTCAACTCTCTGGTCATCCACAATAATCTTCCTTGTTCTAACAGTTCTACGTCCCAAGAATCGCCAAAGGCGGCCTTGTAAGCCTCCCTAACGGCCTTAAAACATTCCTCCTCTGTCCGCATATGTTCGAGGATTGCAAAGGCCTTTACAGCCCCGCAATTATCAATCCCAGGAATACTATCTACTCTGTCTCCTGTGAGGCATTGTGAGTAGAAGAACTTGAGACCATATCCCTTAATTGTTTTCCTGTCTTCAGATAGAGCGATCTGTCCAAATGTGTCAACCAACAGTGGGCCAAATTGAGGTTGGTTAGCGAGCTCCCATCCATAGTGCCAACCTGGGACGTGTCGTAGGTCTTTATCTCGGGTGCATATGATGGTTTCGTTTGGTCTTCTGGTTTGCTCAATGGCCATAAGGTCATCTGCTTCCAGTCCCTCTTGTTGTCTGTAGTCATATACAGCTTTCAGATATGCTTTGATGTTCTTGTAATGCCAAGGCTTGTTGCCAGGCCTTGCTTTATATGGAGTGCGCTTAGCAATATCGAATCTAAAGTTTGTAGAACCAGTGAAGAACAGAATAGGTGGAGAGCTATCATCCTGTCCTGCAATGGCTACGATATTGTTAATCCTGTTGGTCAGTAGTTGTTCTACATAATCCCAAGGAGGGAAGCCAGCTTGTTGCCAGCCAGCTTCCGCTGCAAACCCAATCTCATAACACAGAACATCTGCGTCAATGAGACATTGCATTAGAAGGGATTATCTTCACCATCTGCTTCATCAGCAGGGGCTGGGGCAGCTGCTTTAGCAGGTTTCTCTGCCTTAGCACTACGAGGACGATCACCACCACCTGTCAACAGTTGCTCCAAAGGAGAACCTTTGTAGTTCAGGTTGGTTTTGATTTTGTCTCGCAACCATTCTGGCAACGCATTGAACACTTCCAAGTCAGGTGCATCCAAGTCAAAGAGCTTTGAAGGATTGACCAGTTCTGGGCACTTGTCAGCGTCGCGAGGACGCATAGCGGAAATAGTTGCAATGTTGTCATATACCTTATCACCCACTGCGTTGTTCACAATAGTTACGTTAATAGGCTGACCAATAGCCTTGGTGAAGTCACCATCGAATTCGCCTGAAGGATCAATAGCGTTGTAACGCTGTGTGCTCTTAGCCTTATCTGCATACAAGCCATAGAAAGGCAATGTCTCAGAAATCCAACGTGGCTTATCTGTCAACTCCTCACCGTTCTCATCCAACATGAATGTGTCAACCAATTCATAGGTCAACATAATCTCTTGTGCTGGAGCTTTGTCCTTGCCTTGATATGGACGTTGAGCTTGCAAGCCCAAGTCAATAATCTGCACTAGACGAGCTGGATATGTACCTGGCTCAATATTAGCTTGAGGTGTACGATTACCACCACCGCCACCGACTTTCTTTGCATTCAAACCCATATTATTTCCTTTCGATTTATTTACTAATTAAACTGCTTGTGGATAGTGACGAATCAACTTTAGTTGTTCAATCGGAATAACGAATGTCTCGCCTTCTTTAGTCATCACGGCAACCACTGTACCACTCACTTGATAACCAATAATGTCTTCGTATGTTACGATACGATCAGCATATTCATCTGTATCAGTGTTATACACACTATGGTATGTCAGATCAATGTTATACGGTGGTTTTTCTTCGTTGTCAATTTGTTGTGCTGCGTCTGTCATATTATTCCTTAATGAGTGATTCAATTTTCAATGCTACTGAGTTGGCCTTACGAGCTTCCTCTGCTGCCTGTTTTGCCAATGCTGTGGCAGTAAAGGCTTCCTGTTGTCGTTTCTCTTGTTCAGCATAACTAGCTGACTCCAGCTCACGAAGCTGGGCTACCGTCTTCTTGAATGAAGACAGGATACTGTCCACTGTGGGTTTAGTGAATCGCATACCAATTCTTTCCAATTGCGCCCTCACCTGCATGAGGACATTTAATACCGTAATACTCACCTGCTAAACGAATTGCATCTTCCGATATACGTTTAACATCTTGAGCAATCTCTTCTCTACACTCGATTGTATACTCATCGTGGTACCAACAAACAACACCGTAGTCAACTCCCCAGACGTACTTCTTTTCAAGTTCTGCACACAAGATGCAGTAGGCTTTAGCCATGTGAATGGCCTCGTCTGATTGTAGGAGATACACTAAGATTTGATGTTCGGAAGGAACTGTAATAGGTCTACCGTCAAGTCCTGTAATCTTACCATCGAAATATTCCATTCGACGAAATGCTGCGTTATATCTCTGTCGTGCTGTGCTTCTCCATTCTTTTGTCAATCTCTCCATGAGTTCACCAAGTCCGTCAAGACCTCGGTATAATTTATCCCTGAGGTCTGCTCCAGTGCCCGCAGGCTTCTTAGCAGTCTTTGCAAGTTTTGTATCTCCTCCTCCGAAGAGCAGACAATACATAACGTTCTTTGCAATATCTCGGGACTCAAGGTCTCCAGCTTTCTGGGTGAGCGTGTGAGGATCAGTTCCATCTTCTTTATTACCTGACACCATAGCATAGATGTAAGCATCGCTGCCCATCCGTGCTGCTAGTTGTCTTAACTGGTTGCCTGCTGAGTCGGTGCCAACGAGAGTAAAACCTTCTTTGGAAGAAAAGATTGCTCGCATTTGCTTTCCGTAGAAGGAAGAAGCTTTCGGTATGTTGACAATGTTTCGATGCGTAGCTCGTCCAGTGACGGCAAGCGTGTTGACAACTGAACTAATTCGTCCATCTTCTCGAATAAGACCAAATAGTCCTTCAATAACTGAACGCCTCTGTCTGCATTGGACACGTCGTGCGACAAGAGTACCAAGCTTTGACTCAATACCCTCAAATGGGTCGTCTTTGCTAAGCTTAGGGCTTGTTCGTTCACCTTCGTCATTTATGTTCCATTCTAATGGTTCCCATCCAAGTTTTAATAAAAAGTCTTTAGTTTCTGCATTTGAATTAAGGTCTGTTACCCTAAAAGAAATGCGACTAAAGGGACCAACAACGGGCTTAGTACTGAGATCAATACCACAGCGAGCACCCCAATCGCTAATGCTCTGGGAATAAGCCCCTGATTTGAGGAATGGTTTTTTGATGTAATTGTATTCACCTTTAACTTTTGTTTCTTCTACTTCTAAGACTTGAGGTAATCGTGGTGTGATTACCTTGTCAATCATATCAACCCAACGAGTGAGCTGGTGCACACACTTGTGCATATGGTCTTGGTCAACAAGCCAACCATATTCTTCTTGCTGTTGCAAACGAGTGAACAACTCAAAGGACATAAGGAAAGCATTGCGCCACTTACCACCCTTAGCTTCTTCGAGCAATGCCTTGTAGACAAGCTCTAGAATCTCTACGTCTTCAGTACAGCGATGTAGCATCTCAGGAGAATAGTTCTCCCAATCGTCATGCTCAGGCTTACCTCTACCAACACGATAACCCCATGCCTCAAGTGAATGAGGGCCAGCTTTCTTGTTAGCACAGTTGAATGGGACTAAACGCTTAGGGTTAAGTAGTCGAGACATGATGAGTGTATCAACAACCTTACCACCGAACGTCCAGTTAAACAACTTCTTCAATAGAGGAAAGTCGTAACCAATTCCATTGTGTGCAATTAGAACATCAAATGTTTCCAAGTACGAAAGTAGTGAATAGATTTCGGTAGGTTGGAACTTACGTACCGGCCCATCTAATATCTTAACTACGCCACAATGAACACGAGTTGCTTGTTGTACGAAACCATTAGCTTCAGTGTCGAACAAACCTATCTTCATAATCTTTCCTAAGCTCTTCTAATGAGATGATTGAACGATTAACAGTAGGCCAGAGATTTTCTGGACAACAATTAAAATACCTTGGGTCATCTTGTAACTTAGGGTATCCTTCCATCTCAATCTTAATGTTCTCGTAATGCACATGACCATGTAGGTTACGTTTACCACGAAGTTCATCAGGATGAATAGGTGCATGGCTCAACCAGAATTCCTTATACTTAATCACCCCATATACTTCTTTAAAGTATTCAAGGTAACGCCATGTAGGAAGCTGGTCGTGATTACCACGCACTAGATACTTCTGACAGTTGATTCGTCCAATGTCTTCAATGTATGGCTCATAGAAAGCAATGTCACCCAACAGAAACAACACATCGTTCTTCTTGATGATCTTACAATCTTCAATGATGTGTTGTCTATTAGCTTCTTCGCTCTCTACTTCTTTACGAAACTTGGCAATGTTCTTATGTCCAAAGTGCCAGTCTGAACCGAACCATACGTTACTCACTGTACAAATCCTTTAACTCGTTACGGAATCGTTGGATGATTTGATGCGTCTTAGCGTATGAGTAATCAGTGATGTGACAAATATCAATTGCGTTATACCCATTCTTAAAATGGAGTGTAAGCACTTCTACTTGGTCAACACTCTTAGTCTCCACTAGGTCAAGGATTTCCTTGAGGATACGCTCTGAGTAATGAGGACAGTTAGTATCTGTTGCTTCCTCATCCTCTGCTTCCCACGAGGAATGTCCCATCTCTTCACGCTTATAGTCACGCAATGCGTTATTAAGAAGCATTGAGAACCACTGGTCAAACCGTTGTGGGTCACAGCTGCGACGATAACGAATAGCTCGCTCATAAGCAGTCTGTACTACATCCTCACCAGCTTCGGGAGAGCCAGCTCGGAATGACATACGCTTATGAAGCTTTTGACGATTAGCGATATAGTGTTTCTCAATAGCTTCTACTTGCATTAATTGATCTCGTTAAATAGGCCTGTGGATTGATCCCAGTAGAGTTTGTATCGGCCTGTCTCACCAAACTCCCTGTCCTCTAACAATACTAGAGTTCGTAAATTACGCTCTTCAGGTCCAAGATTTGGGTCTCGATTTCCTTCGAGTCCGAGCATGAGGTTGCAAGAGCGAGCCATCGCGCGGGAACCAGCAAACTGACTAGACAAGACCTCACCACCTCTTTCGTGAGGTGGGCCAGAATCAGGATTACGCAAATGGCAAAAAATGAAGATAACCACATTAAGGTCAAGGGCCATAGCAGAAAGCTCTTGAGCAATTTCTTGAAGTTTAACGTTTGCACTAGCTGCATCCATTCCATTAGTTAAGTTAGTAATAGGGTCGATGATGATGACCTTGCATCCTTCACTAGCAGCAGCACGAATGTCAGCTTTGAGAGTGTCAAAGCCTACGTGCTGATACAAGTTAAGCATATACAGTTGGTCTTGCAACACCTCACCTGCTTTGTCATACGCTACATCGTCGAAGGGTTTAGTAGGATCGTGAAAGAACTTACCTACCAGCTTTCCTGCGACAAGCTTGTAGGTTTTCTTGTTGCTCTCTTCAGGCTTGACAAGAAATACTTTCCATCCGTGTTCCTTGATAAAATGAGCTGCAAGGGTGTTAACGACCTCCGACTTACCCTGTTTCTGGCCTGCGCCAATATAGATAGTCTCTCCGAGGCGAATCCCCCTTGTTGCCTTAGTAATGTGTTCCCAAGGCCACGATACCCCGAATGTTGGCGGTTCTTTACCTGCTTCATGAAGATCGTTCCCAGACACCAAGCGAGTGTTCTTCGGCTTTTGGGCGTTGAACTGGCACGCATTATATGCAGCTTTAGAACGCCCATCCATAAGGCACTGATTGGCATCTTTGGATGGAAGACTGGCAACCATCGCATCAGGGGCAATACGTAGTACGTCATCTACTGCTTTCTTACCTGCGGCATCATTATCGAATACAAGAATAATCTCTTTAAAGACTTTTCTTATTTCAGGAAGCATCTTGGCGAATTGCTTAGAAGCACCGCCAGAGCCATTACTGAGAGACACGACAGCAGGATTGTAATCAGCATATTGAGTACCCTTATTATGGTCTTTGAAGATTTGATACAGAGCTACTGCATCACACTCACCCTCAGTTACGAAGAGTTTCTTACCCCCTGTTTGAATAGCTTGTTGCCAACCAAAGAAGTCTGCGTTTTTAGTGGAACCAATGGCCCACATACGTTTATTCTCGATTAGACGAACTTTATAACCAATCAGTGCATCACCCTCATAGTAAGGATAATAATGCGTTACAGGGGTCGTTCCATCCTGTTCTGACACACCAATCTTGATTCCGAAGTATTCTAAGGATTCTTTCTTAAGCTTACGGTCAGGTAGAGTAACAGTTTGGTAGTCTGCTACTTCCTTGATTTCAGCTTCAATCTGTTCCTTAGACTTGACGATAGATTGTGGCTTATAGTCCTTCGGTTTATCATGGTAGGGGTCAGGTACATGAGTACCACAAGCGAAACAGAAACCATCGTATGACCCGTCTTCTTTTAAGAATACTTGTAATCCGTTGGCACTGTTACACTTATCAGTTCGGTGTGGAAGTTTTTCTACACACTTAGACATTAGCCTCCTTTGCTGCGTATGGTTTAAAGAAGTTCATAATCTTTTGCAAGCCACGCATATTGTAGTTGGGCAACTTCTCCATACGTTTACGAATACTTGCAAGCTCACCAGCTACAACAGCACGACCCTTGTGGTCATCGGCTGGCAACTTATCGAGAGTGTCATACACCATTTCAAAACGATGCTGCAACATCAACGATTCAGAGAGAGTACCAGATACACCAGATTTAGACATATTAACGCTTTCCAGAAGAGAATGAACGAGAAGGAGAAGACACCACTGTACGTTGTACAACTGGTGCTGGACGTGCAGCAGGAGCTGGCGTTGGAGGAGCAGCTTTAGGAGCTTGCTGTACCACAACAGTTTTATTAATTACTGTTGTATTGCGAGTGACATTGGTGCTAGAGCCACCACCGCCTGAGTTACTCATTACATGACCTAGTGCCATGCCTGCCATAGCACCAACCAACATATCGTTACCACTACTGTGTTGAGGAGGGGCTTGTTGAACAATAACCTGTTGAGGGGGCTGTTGCTGAACAACTTGAGGCTGTTGTTGCTGTTGAACAACTTGTTGAGGTTGTGCCTGTGCTTGTTGTGGCGCAGGTGATTCACCGCAAGCGGCTAGGAAGATGAAGGGGATAAAGGGAATCAACTTTTTCATGGCTTAAATAACGCAGGGGTTTGAACAATGAGTTTCTTTTGGATGCGACGAATAGTCTCACAATACTCTTTAAAATCGAACAATAGAACTGTATTCATATCATCCTTAGATAATTGAGATTCTAACAGATCTACATCAACTTTCTCAAAGTCTCGCAGGTCAACTTCAGATAGTGCGCTCATGTGTTCTTCTCCTTAAGAATGGCTTCAATTTCAAGAGCAAATGTTGTAGCGTGCAAGTCCCCATTGAACATTGCACTAGGTATACATTTCTGTATATCAGCTTCTGTCAAATATTTCCATGGAGTTTCCTTATTGACACCGTCTTGATATCCATCATCATATCCTATGGAATATTGTTCAGTTGTCATGTGATTTTCTCCAGTGGGAACAAGCTATTACTCCAATTCACTAAACTTCTCGACATATTTTTCAAGAGTAGTACCAAATAAACCTGGCGCAGTGTTAACTTCAAGCACATAGAACTTGTTCTGACGTGCATTGTAAATCAAATCAACAGCACCAAAGTCTAAACCAAGAGTACGAATTGCTTCAGTAGCCATTTGCTTAGCTTCATCAGGTAACTCAATATCTTGATTGGCATAGATGAAACCATTTGCATGATTACGTACTTGCCAATTCACTTGGTCATTAGGCACATCTAGTGCACGAGCCTTACGTTGGATAAAGAACACATCGAAATCAAATACATGAAGTCGATACTCTTGCTCTTTCTTGATGTACTTGACATAGAGCTTAGCTTTAGGGTCAAGCTCCTCATCAAAGGACACAATACGCACACCCTGACCACTGTGACCAGTGAGAGTATGACGTTCAACAATCGTAATACCTGCATTAAGCCACTCTTTAGCCTCTGCAATATCAGTTGTGTAGTCGGGAATGTTAACAATTTGATCAAGACACAAGAATGTCTTGAGCTTATTGCCAGCAATAGCCACAGCATTAGGATGGTTGTAGATACCAGTGAGAGGTTTAATCTCACGTTTAATCTTTGATGCGCCCCAGTTGATGAACGGGAGTGCTATCATCCTTCCTTCATGCTTGAGTCGCTTAACACCTAACGCTTGAGCCAATGCTTTCGCTGACTCACTAGCCATTTTATATGGATAGATATTCATTACCAGTGTCCTTCACGTTGTGGAGCTGCCAACACAGGGCCTTCTTCATTCAAGATATCGTCTACGATAATCATGTTCACATTACCACGAGCACCTCTACGCACTCCTGCACGTTCAGCCATAGCTTGTCCCGCTTGTAAACGAGCTTCCATAGCAGCATTCCAGTCGATTGGATTGAGGGCTGGACGACGACGAACAGGAGGTGCTTCAAAGATATTGTCTGGGCGAAGTACATCATTACGCACTGGAGGAGGTACAAGAGCATCTCTCTCAGCTCGACGAGCTAGTTCACGCTCAGCACGTTGGCGTGCCATCAATGCCTCGTGATCAATCATTGCCTGTACTTCAGCCTTCTGACGTTCCTTCTTAGCTAGGAGATCAGCCAGAATCTTAGCATCGTTAACTGTCTGGTCAACGTAGTTGTATGGAAGCTCCAATGCTAGAGAGAAGCTACTACGCATATCATTTTCCATCTCAGGATACACGAATGATTCGTATACATCACCCAATACAATCTCAGCAAATTGCTCAGGAGTATTGTTCACAAACAAGTTGTGTACATCTTGCGGGTCTTTCATTTCCATTGCGAATGAACGCAAGTGATCGAGAGCCTGCAACCATGTTGTGATGTAGGGCACATCCATATTACCCTTGAGTGAACGGAACTCAAGACTACCGTACTTACCTGTAGCTGCTACGTTAATAGCTGCATAACGTACATTGTCACCATGAATATGACGCAGTGCACCATATCCTTGACGGAACAACATGAACAAGTAATCAAGCAAACCCTCTGCATCTTGTAAACGCAGACAGAAGCGATTACCTACACGTTCCTTGCCGCAATAACGAACCAATGGTTCCTCAAGCAACAGGTATGTATAAATCATATTCAGATACTGAGGGAATGTCAGTTGCTGAACGTTGACGTGAACGTGAACGCTAGTACGAAACGAGAAGTTAAGTACAGCCTTGTTAGCATCCTGAAGCTCACGCAACTTAACAACTGCGTCAATAGCTTTAGGCAAGTCAAGAGGCTTCTTCAGAACATACTCGGCACGTTCAGTAGGGAATTGCCCACGTAGGGAACCATCGTCTTCAATCTTCCACTGAGGTGGGGCAACCATTGTAAGGTTACGACCCTCAGTTTCAATCTCAATACCGAATAGTCCATTAGTTGGCTTTTGCTGCAATAGTTCGTGTAGTTTTGTCATAGTTATAAATCAAGAGAGTATCGAGATGTTCGTATCCAGGATTGAATACAACACGTTTGACGGTAGACATACGTGGAGGGATAGTACCCACCTTGTTAGTCTTGTGGTAGATGTTACGTTCACCATCAACAGCGAATTGCTTATCGAAAGCAACAGTGCCGTTATGCTCCGTAGCAATGCGTATAGCCTCAGCAAGGCTAGGATATTCATTGTCCAATGACTTGGCCCATGCCTTCGTATTCATCTTGAATGCGATGTTATAATCACGTTCAGCTTTCTTACGATCAGCCATAGGAAGGCAATGGAACTTAACATTACCACGATTAAGGCCTACTTGGTAACGACGAACAGGCTGACGAGTGACATAGAAAGCATGAACACCTTCATTCACAAAGCCAATACGTCCCAATGGAGGGCCAAACAGGGCTTGCTCAAACTTAACCTGAGCCATCTTACCATGACGCAGAAGAATAATAGAAACCATAAGGTCACGATTGATCTCTACAACACGTACAGGGGCACCCTTATAACGACACACCGTATCTGAATACAGTTGATGTACGTCTGCATGATTAAGTTCAGGCATAACACACCTCGATCTTCTCGTTCTTGATAATCTTCATAGCTTCCTTTTTATTCCCTGTGTTAATCAATTCTTGAATGTCGCCATACTTGTCAGCCAAGACATTACCCTTGATGAGTTCGTTCATACCTGCCAAAGTATTACGATAGACCCAACGCATCAGTGCTTCACTCTTGAGCCAAGCATTAGATAAGGTACGATACTCCGTACCATAAGGCTTATAGCGACAGCAACCTGCCTTACCATACATCTCACGGCGTTCTTGGTCATCATCATAGGAAAGACTAGGCAAGCCAAGGAAGAAGTCCATCTGACGAATCACAGCGTTACACATCTCGATGTGATTGAAGTCAGACGTATCAGCGCCCTTAGTCCATCCGATATGAACGTGACCAGATGCAGTACGCATAGGACGATTGCCATTAGGCTTGTTGTTAACGGCATTAATCCAAGCATTGAAGTCTGGATCACAGCCCAATTCAAGAGCAGCAGCTGGCTGGTTCTTAATGTAGTCTGGGTCAAAGTGAGCCACAGGTACAGCAACAACCTCATAGTCTGGAACCATCAGCTTCATCGTATTGAATACATCCTGCACATTAAGGCAGAACTCATCTTCACTATGGGCAGGGTCAATGTTGAACTCCAATGCCATACCGTCCACTTGTACAGCGCCACGATTGACCTTCTGAGGGTTAGCTTTATCCCCCTGAATCAAGCCGAACGCAGACTTGAACACACCACCTTGTTTCACAAACACTTCTGGGTCGCAACCAACTAAAATTTCCATGTTAACACCTCGTTGAAATAAAAAGATTATGCTGAAGCAGCTACTTGCTTAGCAATTTTGACAAAACCATTGATTTCTGAATCATCAAGACAATTTGCACACAAGCACTGACCCTCTGTTGTCAATGCGTGTTGTTGAGTAGGTTGTACGGACGAACCACACCACACACACTCACCGTACTCATTCATCCAATCGTTGAAACTAATCATTGCATTGGTATGAGTAACGTACTGACGATCAACTACTGGGTCAAAGTCTTCATCTGCATCAATGACGGGAGCTTCACTCTCGTACTCAACAGACGATGCAATAACCTTGTAGTAACCTCCTTCATACGCATCAATGATCAAGTCACCAATGTCTGCGGTAATACTCTTACCAACATTCTTGTGAGGAGCTGTCTCACGTTTGTTGTAGTAGAAGCGTACCTTAGACGAAGGGCTTTGTGCATCGAAGCATATGTAATAACAGCCACCCTTACGGTCAGATGCCAACTCAAGAAGCTCGAGCGATGCGCCCTTTTTTCCCGAGTAGCCTGTCCGTAAGCTTGAGGAGGCTGTTGTGGGAGCCACCCCCTCCTTTTTTGATTGAACACTGCCGATTTGAGTAACCGTAGCGGCAGGCTTAGCCTTGTCTGCTTCCTCTTGCCAATAACCGTTAGCCATACGATTATTTTGGTAGCCTTGGTAGACCACCACAGGAGGAGCAACATAGCGTGAAGGGGCTTGCACAATCTTAGTCTTCTCCATTACAGCAGCAGAGCTAACAGCAATAGAGTAGTGATTGTCTTCACCAATCAACACAGGTTCAGGATGCTTAATGTCATTGCGACCAAGGGCAGCCTTGAGCATCCACGATTCTGAAGCCCAGAACACTACACTCTGTGCCTCATTGAACGTAACGTAGAGTGGACGCTCTTTGTTACGCAAGAAGTTAATCGTTTCCTTCTCTTTGTCCCACCATGTCAATGCCCATGCACCATTCAGATGTTCGAGAGCACTCTTCAAACCCTTAGAATCAATATGGTTGTACAGAGCTTCACTATCTGTCTTGAAATGTGTGTGGTCATCAAGACGATACTTGGATTGGAGCGTACCATTGTGAGCGCCCACAAGAGTAGTGAAGTCAAAAGGATGTGCAGTGTCACGAGAAACACCACCAACAGTAGCCCAACGGTTATGTCCAATGATGCAACGATTAGTTCCGTGGAATAATTTGTCATACGATTTCTTGTCCATCAAACGATATGTGTCACCTAGTTCTTTGGCGATCTTAACCTCACCAATACGAGGGACAACAGCTACACCTGTACTATCCACACCACGAACTGAATCCATAATCAGCAGTTGATGGAAAGCCTTTTCTTCTTTGCTGGTAAGATTACCAGCCATGCCTACGAGTCCACACATATTACACTCCAATCAGTTCTTTAAAAGCTTCAACAGATTCATCTGTCAGGATAGGGCCAGAGTTGGCCTCGATGATTACGAAGTTATCTTTCTTCTGTGCAAGCACATCGAAGCCAACGTAATCAACACGTAATGCACGAGCTGCCTTTACGCAAGCTGCATCCATCTCTTCAAAGCCACGCTTATCACGCAACTCTAAACTCCACATACCTTCAGCGTCCAGCACCTTGCGGTAACGACCAACAATCTTACCTTTCAAGACAACAACACGATACTCACCACGATGAGGATAGTAGTTGGTGTAGAGATAAGCAGGAGGAATAGCCATTTGTTCATTGCGATACCAGTGTTCAATACCTTCGTTCTTGCGTCCATCAGGTTTAGTATGGCAAATTACAGTGTGCCATTCATCTTTGATTTTAGTAGCAAATTCTGGCACAGGTACACCAGCAATCGCAAGGTGATGAAGTGTAGCACGTTTATCAATACAAGCCCGTACTGTTTCAAAACTATTAATTAAGAAGACATTACGATTCATCTTGAACGGTTGAGAATAACCATAGTTAATGATTACATCAAACCCTCCATAATTGTTATGCTTAGCTTGATATGGATTTTCATACACAGCACCTAGCTCCTTAGCTAGACGCTTAGCACTTTCATCTGATGCTTTTGGGGAAATGACAATGATGTTCATAATCTCGATTGAATGAATGGTACGACAGACGGGAATCGAACCCATAACCGACAACTTAGAAGGTTGTTGCTCTATCCAGTTGAGCTACTGTCGTGTTATATTAAACCCAAGTTTTGGTGGTAACAATTTCACGTTTAACTTTAAGGACTGCTTCTACTCGTAGCACACGAATAGTACGCTCAGTATTACCAAACACCTCAGCTAGACGTTCAGCTTCTTTTGTTGCTTCCAACAATGTGTCGTGTTCAAACTTAGGTGCCTGAGTACCATCAACAGACACCATGTATTTAAATGAGGTTTTCTTTTTAGGCATTGTGAGTTGCTTTCTTAGGGATATACATTGTGTTCATCGTCTCGAATGAACCATCATCAAAAATCTCCATCACTTGTGATGTACGCACTTGACACTCACCCAACTTAGGGTGATTAAGAGCATACACACTAGCCACTTGAACATCCTTCTTACCTGCCCAATCAATAAAGCGAGCTTTACCTTTGAAGAATACAACGGGCTTAGGGGCTAGGCTTGGAGCCTTTGCACTAGGGAAAGGCCAAGTAACGCCAGTGCTATCATGCTTTTGTAACATCATCTATCTCCTTACAACAGAACAAACCAAGCGAAATGAATCAGGGATACTGAGCACATGATGCGTCCCAATAAACCAATCACCCAATAACCATCCAAGGGAAACCCTACAAAACGGTTATCGTCATCAGTAACACGATGGATGTACTCACACCACATCAACAACAAGCCAAGAATGAATACCATTACAAGCTCCCAATTTCTTTTACAAGATAAGAGTAGACCAACACAATCATTACAAATGCACAACACAGCATCATAATAGCCATGCACACATCTATAATACCTTCAATGATGCGACTTAACATGAACAGCCAGCAGGATGCTGCTTCTTAACCAAGAAGCGCTCCACCAATCCAGCAAAGTAGTGGTGCATATTCTTAAAGATTTGACCATTGAACTCAGGGTGTGGTTGGAAGCACAATGCCTGTGTATCAGCGTAATACACCACCTCAATGTCCTCATTAGACGTATCTTTGTTGAATACACCGCTGTCCCACCAAGTACGCTCACCCTTAAGGCTTCCTGTAGCCACGAGAAGGGCGTTAGGAGCTGGCTTCATCATCTGGTGATGGGTAGATGACACCCAGATGCTTTCGCCTGTCTCAAGGTCTGTAATCAAATGGTCACGAGTGTGGTAGGACACATCCTGGTACATCGTACCACCTGACATTACGTTAAGGAACTGACCACCACGACAGATACCAACCATAGGGATGCTACGTTCCACACACAATTGGAAAATGTCAGCCTCGTATTGGTCACGAGAAGGGTCATTGTATGTACTGTAATGCTTGGTATGACCGTACAATTCAGGAGACACATCACTACCACCAGTGAAGCACACTAATGTAACTTCAGTCAGGTCGCTAACAATGTCATAACCCATACGGCGAAAGAGGGAGGAATAACCTTCGCTACCGTTTACGATGAATACTTTTTTCATTTGAAATTCCTTGCGAATGTGTTAACAATTTTCAGATAGTCGTCAAAGTTCTCGGCGACAGTGGTTTTGATTGGAACCCATCCAGTCTTATCCTCCTTGACAAACTCAGGGTTGGCCTTACGCAATGTGTCAATCAAGCTACCTTCTTTCACAGCGTCATGCTCTGCCATAACCTTGAAGATTTGGTAGTACGCATTGTGTGAATCGTTGTATGCCTTATCAACCGTGTAAATCTTCTTATTATCAAAGAAGTCCACAACCTTATCCAACGACATACCACTATGCAATACATGGTGGCTACCTGATTGATGGATAACTGTATGCTTACCCGTATTAACCTGCGTCATGTGAGCCATGAGATAGGCAACGTGTGGTGAATACTTCATATCCAACAAACGCTTGAACAAAGGTAGGAACTTGTAGTATTCAGAACCGCTACGCATAGCAATAGCAGCACTACAAACATATGAGAAAGGCTTGGTCACATCCATCATTGCACAGCCCTTCAACGCTTCGTCAACATCCTTGGTAAGCCAAGCATCTGCCCAAGGGCTATCATTAAGCATATATTTGACATGAGCCTTATATGCTTCACGATATTCTACGTGCAACGCATTGTTATGTCCCTTGATATAACAAGCAACAGCAACAGGCTTGTTCTTATCTGAATCCCCTGCTGACATACGAGAGCCATAACGCATACGAGCATGGCAAGCATCATGCGCTTGTAAACGAATACGCCCATCCTCAAATTCAATTGCATAGCTACACGTACCAGCTCGTTCCCCTGCCTTAGCCATTAGCTGTTCAACCATTGTCTTCTTAACAACAGGTGGAGGAGGAGCAACAGGAACCTTAATAGGTTGAGGCATAGGCGCAACAATCTTAACGAAGTTGTTACGATTGTATAAATGCCCGTATCCTACAAATTTCAATGAACCAATACGAGTTACACGCTCGATTTGGTAGTCTTGACCAAAATGCAGTTGAGTGTATTTACGCGTTACACAACGCACGAATTGACCTGCTAACATTTTTATTTCACCTTTTATGTCGAAAATGGGTTGATTTTGGGGTATACGATTATACGTAAGTATATGAATCGGCGGAGCGAATGAACGTAGTGAATGAGTGTAGGATTCTATATTCTAGTAATATTAGCGTACTTCACAGCTTCATTCACAAACAAAATGAACATAACATTATGTTCAACTGACACTTCAGAGAGAACATCGTTGTAATGTTTATAGTCATGCACTTTATCAATCACATTCATTGATTCATAGTAAGTGTCATTACTTATCTTTCGCAGGGTACAGTTACCCGTGTTCACATCATACAATGGCTGATTCGTATTACACAAATACTCAGCTATTTGTAATAGTTTCATATCGGCTCCAAGTTAAACCAAACGCAGTTGCTGGCCAGCCCCATCCCGAGAGCTATCATGCTTCTTCATTCTAGCTGAAGCGTGTAATGCCTCAGATAGAGCGAAGCGGTGTTGCCCATGCCATGCGGAGCGCATGAAAGAATCAAAGGCGCAGATAAGACCGTGTGAGAATTTGGTAGGCATAAAAAATCCAGACGACAAAAAGCCACTAGAGGAGCAAACCCCTAGTGGCTGATTTTATTTTGAGACTGTGAAAGTAATACTAGAGTATTACATGGGGGCTTCGGGAATTGTGAAATCTTTTGTACTATCCATTTCGGCAAATTCCATGCCCAATTCATCCATCACCTGAATGATACAATCGGGTTCAATTCCCGCCTTGAATACTGCCTTAAGGATATCAACCTGAGACAAACCCACGCCAGCGCCTTTGTGCATGGCTGACTTAATGAACTTTTCCACGTTCTCCACACTGAATGGCTTTTTAGTCAATTCAATATGACGTTCAGCCCAGCTCCACAAATTATTGTGGGGGTCAGCGAGGAATTCAAGGGCTAATTTGTGGGCAGTTTCATAACGCTTTTTAGACTTATGTGTGAATTCCCCCAACACTTCGTCATACGAAAAGCCCCCAAAATGCTTGGCATATAATACCAAAGCCTTCTTATTCACTGGGGTAACACTTTTCACTAAGCGGTTGATATAAACCACGTTGCCCGTGGCGTGCCACGCTTCTAAGACTGTACGGGATACAATCAAGAGTTCTCGTTTTGTTACGGCTTCGGATGCTTGAATTTTCTCAAGGCTAGAATTGAAATTGCGTTCAAAGGTGTTTTTGTCAAACATGGTATTACTCCAAAAGTTAAAAGTTTTCGATTGAATATGAATACGGATGTATTCACTTTGCACTCTGTCACAATGCAAAGGGCTTACATATCCGCTTTGGTGTAATACTGACGTACTACATCGGGACTTTAGTAAACCAGAATTAATACTAACGCGCTATCATGCTTTGTTGATTAGAACCTTTGTGCTATATACGGCATGGTATGCCATGTTGTCGCATAGGGAATACAAAGGAATTAAACCAAGGCCACATTGTAGGCTTTAGTATTAATTTTGTCATACGTGGTTTAATGAACGATTCATTATGACTGTAATTAATAAGGGTTACACGGTTGCACCCCGTTCTATCGGGCAACGCTCTAACTGTATACATATACAGTAAGACTAAAGTTCTAACCCCCTTTACCATTGTAGGCACGTAAGAGAACACCCCCGATTATGTACGGCATACCGCATACAATCAATGGCTTCGTTTGTACGTGACTAGGGAATGACTGGCTTAGGTTAGCCCTATGCGCTCCGATTCGTCACAATGAATTGTTAAAGAAGGGTAAACGAGTTACACGATGGAAAACTCACCCGATGCAAGAGACTAAGCAAACGCCGTGCCAACCTACAAAATGCCCCGATTGATTCGGGCCATGTTTTATATGTAGCAGATACCGTGCCAACTTTTGAGACTGTATCGCAAAGGGTATAAAAAGCCTTATGAATCAATCACTTAGGCTAGTTATCCACAATGTATGCACAATGGCGAGTTATCCACAGGATGCACAATAACAGTGCATTGGTGCATCACAATGGTGCATAGTTTTACATCGTGAAATTAAAATCCCTTCTTTGGTGCATGGATGTATACTTATAATATGTATAAAAGTGACGTAAAACCGACAGAAAACTTACTGAATACTTACAGTGGTATGTCGGAATTTTGACAGTGTGTCGGAATTTTGACACCTAAGTTAATACTATGTATCGCATATATTCTAAGTATATAATACTTATATATTAGAACGTGCCTTCGGCACATATAAAAGTATTCAAATGCCGAAGGCGTATAGAACTAAAACCTAGTATCCATGCGGGTTTGTAGGCATTTAATACTCAAGGATAATACTCAAGTATTCCTTTGCATTGCATGAATAATACCTGAGTGTGACAATACAACCAATATTAGAACTATTCTCTACAAAGCAAGAAGCATACCAGATAAATTTGACAATAATTCTCAAGGTGATGCTCAAGGGGTATAGAGGGGGTTAGGGGTAGGTTGCTATTGGTGCATTACACCT